CACCGTCTAGGATGTTACCACGGGCTTGATTCATTGCTGGTGCATTCCAACCTGCGGCTTTTAAGATGTCACCTTTACGGAACTTACCACCATCTTCTTTGACGATGAACCCCCATACGCTGGTACCCTGGATGACCTTGATATACTTCTTACCTTCTGTGTAACGGATACGAGCATTGAACTCATCAATCATCTCTTGGCGAGGTGATGTTAAATTTGTGCTCCAACGACCGTAGTCGGCTTTGATAGCATCCAACAGTTGATTTAATTGTTCTAACATTATGCAGTCTCCTTCATTACCTTACGACGTGATGGATCCATAACATCAAACATTATGGCCTTGGCACAGTTGATATATTGACGTGCTTGGTTAGCAACGTCTGGACTTACCCAACCATCAGCATTAAACTCAGGGTCTAAAACCTGTTGCGCATCACTTAACATACCTGCGGCAAACATTAGTTCTTGTCCTGGAAAAGCCTGCGTTTTTACCATGCGGGTTAATTCTGCTTTTGTCATACCGTAGGCTTGTATTTCCCACTGTAAATCTGTTGTTTTCGTTGTCATATTTTGCTCCGTTTTCTTATTGTATGTAAACATTATACAGCCAATTTACCAAAAAGTCAACCAAAATCAGTGAAAAATAGCCAAAAAAAATGCACTTTTTCAGTGCATTTTAGGGCTTTTTAATCCAGTCTTTATCCCACATATCTGCATGAGGATCTGAAGTTTTATCCAGCTCAGCAAACTTCTTTTCTATACGCAAACGGATAGCCCGGTTTCGTTCCCATTCTCGAGTCACTATAGCCGCCTGGACTTTAGTGAGATCCTTGGCGGGTTCTGGTGCTTCTGCCTGTGCCATTGTAAACCATTCAAACATAAAACTAGTATAGCATCAACTGGCTAGATTGTCAAGATATTGCTGTAAATTTGATCCATGTAAGGCCAGCATGATGCTATCCTGTTCACTGAACACATAAATGGATTTTGGACCAGATATGTAGTATGGGCTAGTAAAATGTTTTTCTAATTGGATATAACTGCGATTAACCAATTCCGTAGGCAGTTTAAAGTGCCAGTTTTTGATTTCTTTGTTTTTGTTTAACATATTAAACGCTGGCCTTGTTAAACGTAGGCTGTCTGGGTTTACTGGATTATGCCACCAACTAGCAGGATTATCGTATCGTTGATAACGTAGGCCAAGTTTGGGATCTGATGTGAATGGATTTAGTGCGTGTTCTTGGAACCGAGCCTGCCATACATTTTGCAATGAGTCAGCAGTGCGTGCCATATATTAAGCAAATACTGGAGTTCCGGCACTTAGTAATACTACAGTGAATTTATCTGATTTGAACAAGGTGTTTAACTTTTTAGCTAGATTGTGTGCATGTCCCGGATTACTAAACGATACTTTTTTGTATTTAGGTCCAGGATAGGCTACAAGGATATTCTGTGTTTTTAGATTAATAGGTTGGTTATCATAGAACACTGCCCAGATACCCTCACTGCTTAATATCTGATCACTCTTATATGTTGTCTTGTTTACATGCTCTAATAATACATTTGGTTTTGGTCGACTCACTAGACGATCCTCCTTACGTATTATTTATGCCATTAACTACATATATAATTAGAAATTTCCGCCATCAAATTCAACTGATACTACTGCTTCTGCGGCTCGTTTAGTTTCTGTCAGATCATTAATCTTTGTTAGTAATTCAAAAATCTCACTGTGGATATTTCGTGCTTCTAATGCTGAAAGATTTAGCTCTTTAGCATTGGTTTGATTCATTACTTTAACACGATCGTTAAATTTCTTCAGATGCAGGCTTAACTGTTGTTCCATGTAGGGCTCCATTAGCAATACGTAAATGTTCTTGCATTTCTTCTGCTGATTCATATGGACCAGCATAAGCATAACGATTAAGTGTGATTAATTTAGGGCAGTATGATTTGACCCAGCCGTTGTTAAATTTAACAATATAATATCCGGCACAAAAGAAACTTTTGCTTTTAGTGCCTTTGGTAAAGATAGGTAACTTGTGCCTTACGTCCCATAAAATATTATTAGCTTTGTATTCACAAGGATAACCATAGACATTGTTGCTTTCTGTGATGATTTTACGCGGCGGCGCTTTATCTACAACAATATTGTACTTGTCACTGAGCATTTTTAGACTAGGGAATTGTTCGCGAGTCTGATCATGCTGATAAACAACACCTTGTGGGTTCGTCATGATAGTACCAATTTTATTCTGCCGATCATCTTCAACGATCCAACATTTATTTTTAACTACTGCTTTAGCTAAGAGTGACATAACTGATAATTCCTACGTAAGTTAAATAGTGCAGAGCTTGATCCGCGCCAAGCCAAACCCAGAACATACGATCTGCTGTTGTAAGTCCCTTATTCAATTGTTGTTTAATAAAATCTACGTGATAATGCACAGCAAAGTCCACAAAAGAAAGTGCAATAATTGTATTTACATTAGGGCAAAAGAATACAAGTATTAAGAAAGTAAAACTAGCATGGACTATGGCATGATGAACGCCACCAGTAGCACCATAGATACCTTTTTCCTTGAGCATGTAATCATATTGCATCAAGAAGTCAGCGATGAAGTGCTTAATGCCAAATAAGGCTAGTAAGATGAATACTACGGCTGTCATTTGTAAAATACGCTACGGCTCTTAGGAGTTTCCCACCAGTCAATGTGATCAACAGTTACGTTCAATGGTTTCATTTTAATATCTACTAGTTCTGCCATCCAACTAGATAAGTTTTCACTTGTAGGAACAAAGTCCACGATCATGAATCCTTCATAGTATTCATACTCTGGTGTATTAGGATCTAAACCTGTTAAGTCTAAATGCCAACCTGCTACGTGTTCTGTGTTTGGAATCAATACCGGAACCAATTCACGATCGCCAACGATTTGATTATACAACGGATCATTCTTGTCTAATACAAACTGATGATCGATATATTCATTGATCCATTTCTTCAACCATTCTAAGTGACGGAAGTCTGTTACCATACCTGTTGGATCTAATTCGCCGGTTGGGCTACGTAGATAAACCTGTAGTTTACCTTCATGTCCATGCAAATGACGACAAGCGCACTTCAAGTCTGCCGCATATTCACCATTTAGTTTCTGTGTCCAGACTCTGTGTCCATAACAGAATTCAAACGTTTTATCAATTATATGTGCCATCTATTTCTTTTCCTCAACGTAATGTTTACTCCAGTCATACTGTGTTTCCTGATGTCTTTTACTCTGATAATGGCTAGGACCATCATAATAGTCTAGACCAAAATGACGACGTATGTTCTTTTGATCACCTTGGCTACCACAGATATCAGCACAACGTTCACCAACCAGACGATAGAAATGTTCAAGATTATCTGTTACGGATAATCCTGCTTGTTCTGCTAATCGTTCTAATTCTTTAGTCATACTATATTATATTTAGGTTTTTGATTAAAGTCAAATGTTTTTTGCACTGTCCAAAATACTTTCTAGCTTGGCCTGGCGCTCTAAGAGCTTAAAGAATAGTGCCAGGGTATTGGCCGCATCCACGTCTGCCCTGTGCGCTTTGCCTCGGAACTGTAGCTTAAAGTAGCCCATAGCTGACGCTAATCCACCACTAGGCGCTTTACCACGTGTAAGCATCAAGTATGTATACCAGGTCTTAACATCGATCCAACGACGGCCAAAATGCGGGAAATCTGCATGATTTTTGCAGAATTCTGCCAATAATTCCACACTATCACCACCACCCCAAGTCACTGGGTTGACAAAGACCTTATGCTCACGTATCAGCTCACCAAGCTCACGGGCAACATGCTCATGACTATATGCTTCTGCACGTATGTCCGCATCGGTTATACCTGTTAGATCATTGATAAACTCACTGATAGGCTCCTGTGGATCTATATACCATTTACGTACAACATAGTCTTCAAAACGTGTGTTCTTATCACCTATGGCTACACCGACCTGTATGATCTTACCGCTAGGTTGATTTAATTCTAAATCTAATGCTAGGAACTTGCCATCTGCTATCATGCATAATCTTTCTGCGGGTAGCTAGCCATCATCCATTCGGACATGTTGCTAGCATTCTCACTCAATTTAATTAAATCATATTTGCCGCAAAATTTAAGAAACTGTGCACCTATCATGGGCATATTCTTGGGGGCCTGTGCGGCCGCAATAGTCTCTGCCATCTTAATTTTTATCGCATCTGGTTGTGCTGTTAGATCAACTAGAATACGATTACGTTCATAGTCATCTAACACACGATGCTCTACACCATTGTGATCAACCCAACGTTGTAACATCATGTTGTTCCAATTATAACCTTTCTTATCTTTATCACCGTAGGCTTCTTCTAAGCCAACTTTATTTTTACTGCCTTTGGTGCGCACGCCTGGAAATGCAGAAAATACATTGTCTGTAGGATCACCACGCATACACTTTTCAAAAAGTATAAACTGTGGATCGGGGATCTTCTTAGGCTCTTTAGTTTTTTTATCAATGACTGGTTTGCCTTTCTTATCAAAGATACCCTTTAAGGTATGGAGCTCATCGCTGATACCATTGTATTGATTAACGTTGTCTGCCAGGAGTTGATAGAAGTCTGTATCACTGCTAACAATAGTATGATGATCACCGGGATGAGCTTGTATGAATCCTGCGATAAGATCATCAGCTTCTAATTCATTATGTTGAAGGACACTACAGTTAGTCTTTTCTGCAACAAATGTTTTTAAGTTGTCAAAGGTTTCCCAGAACAAGCGATCTTCTTCAGCTTCACTTTCAGTAAGCGCCGCACGTGCTACGCTACGATTTTTCTTATAGGGTTCATAGAAGTCTTTGCGCCAGCTACGCCCTTCTAAACAGAATATAACATGATCAGCCTTTTGATCACGCCAACTTTTATTGATTGATGCTAGGGTTACATGGATAGCAAAACCCAGCTTGTCCCAAGTATCACTTTGGCGATGTGCTGAATGTCTTGCTCTAAAGAATGTGTTTGCGGTGTCAACAAGTAAGTATCTCATTTAACCATTATACTTTCTATTTTGATTTTTGTCAACTAATTTCCGTTCTACCATCACCTAAATCACGGCGGTTACTAGCACGGATTTCTGGATCAGCTTGCTCTTGCTCAAAGTTTTCTTGGATAACATTGCGACATACAGATTTGAACCAATTGTCTACTATATCTTGATCTGTTTTACCTTGATAACCAGCACGGATTAAATTGGACAAAAATTTATCATTCCAATCTAATTCAAAAGCACCATTACCTGGATTATCTTTATCAATATCCATGCTGATGACTTCTACCCAAGGTTCACCAGCTTCGGTGGCTAATTCTTTGGGAGTCTTTTTGGTTTTTTGTTCTTTGATAGCCGGTAGTTCGGGAGTGGTACCAAATAAATCTTTGATTAGTTTTTTTATCATATTAATCCTTGAATAAATCTAACTCTTCCCAAGGTAAGTTTGCTTTACCAAAGTGTCCATAGTTAGTTGTTTCACTGTAGATAGGACGGAACAACTCAAATCTATTTATGACACCGGCTGGCGTCAGATCAACATTTTCACGTATCCACGCAGTAATTATATTGTCAAATTTGATACCCTTGTCTGTTTTAACAAACAAGCTGGTAGGTTCTTTAATACCGATTGCATAACTGATCTGAACAGTTGCTTTATGTGCGCCTTTAGCGGCTACGATATTCTTGGCTAAGTATCTAGCCATATAAGCCGCACTACGGTCTACTTTCGTAGGATCTTTACCGCTGAATGCACCCCCACCGTGAGGGCTATACCCGCCGTAAGTATCAACAATAATCTTACGTCCGGTGAGACCGGTGTCTCCATCTGGGCCACCAATAACGAAACGCCCAGTAGGATTGATAAGAAACTCAGTGTTGGCATCGATTAATTCTCCTGGTAATACTGTTAAAATAATTGCTTTTACGTGCTCTCTAACCGTGTCGATATCCATATCAGCTGAGTGTTGTGTTGAACATACTACCTT